TTAACCAATACACAAGAAATTCTATAAGATGGAAGCACAGATCGTAGTGGGACTCGGTTTTGGGGATGAAGGCAAAGGCAACTTTACTAGTTATCTTTGTAATGAACACAAAACTGAAAAACCTTTAGTTATAAGATTCTCAGGAGGCCAACAAGCAGGTCATACTGTAATGTATAAAGGTAAAAAACATATATTTTCTAACTATGGTAGCGGCACTCTTCAAGGAGTAGCCACACATATTTCTGAACATTGTTCTTTCTATCTTAATACAATGGCTGTGGAGAGAGAGATATTAAAGAAAACTTTTAATATCAATCCCATCTTAAGTGTGCATCCTTTAGCTATGGTAACCACACCTTACGATGTAGCTTTTGGTAGACTTAGGGAACGTACTGTTAAACATGGTAGTTGTGGGTTAGGTATTGGTACTACTGCTGCTAGACATACTAATACAGGCTTTAAGTTACATGCAATAGACATGGAACATAAAGGCATTTTCGGAGTAAAACTTGCTAATATTAAGGAGTATTACGCCGATAAAGCAGCACAAATGGGAACAATTGCTCTGGATGAGTACATGGCAGAGGTTGATCGTCTTGAACAAGATTACTTCGACCTTATAAACAAAGAACTCTTTACAATCAAGAATAATGATGAGGCCACTGATAAGGCAGAGACTCTTATCTTCGAGGGATCACAGGGAATAATGTTGGACAAGGATCATGGGATATTTCCTAATGTTACTTATGCCAATACTACTTCTAAGAATGCAGTACAAATCTGTAAAGAATTAGAAGTTCCATTCTCAATTAACTATATCACAAGGTGTTATCAAACACGTCATGGGAATGGTTGGATGAGTAATGAGAACCCTGTAATCCTAATGAATGATGAAGAGGAAATTAATAAAAGTAATTCTTGGCAGGGAGATTTCAGAACTGCAGAACTTGATTATGATCTTTTAAACCTTGCAATTGGAATTGATTTCAGTTATTGTGGAGGTGTAGAAAATACTAATCTAGTAGTTACTTGTTTAGATCAAATTCCAGGGATAGAGTTTGAAGAACATAAGATCATTTATGAAATAGATGAAATTTATGAATCTCACTCTCCCGAATCAACAAAGATCAAGGCTCTTGTAGGGTCATTAATGCGTTAACATACTTAATAGGTGCTGTAATGGCACCTATTATTTTAAAATTAAATCATGGAAAGAGAAAAGATTAAGTTAAGTAATGAAGAGTGGTGTAATTTAGTTTGGGAAAACTATATTAATCTTGACGGAGTAGAGGTTTCATTTACAGAAATACAATCTAATTATGATGGTAGTAGAAGACATACTGAAGATCATCATAAAATACTAAAGAGAAATATTGATGGTAAATTCTTTAGAGTTGACTATGAAACTTCTGTAAAAGATGAGATGGGATGGAGTGAATGCAATAACGGTGATACTGAAGTAATTGAAGTATTTCCGCAAGAAGAAATCAAAATAATTTATAAATAATGGAATTACCTACAGGTATAGTTAAGGCTCTACATAAAAGCCCTAGAAGATTATTAATTTACAGTCCACCTAAATGTGGTAAAACCACAGCGGTATCTTTTTTACAAAATTCGTTAATTGTAGATTTGGAAAGAGGATCTGATTTTTTAGATGCTGTAAAAGTAAGTGTTAATAATCTAGATGATATAAAGGAACTTATTGCTGCAGTCAAAAAAGCAGGCAGACCTTATAAGTATGGTATTATAGATACCACTACAAAATTAGAAGAAATGGTGCTTCCTTATGCCGCCAAATTATACAGGGATACCCCGATGGGTAAAAATTGGTGATCCTAATCCTAATGTTAGTATTTTATCATTACCTAATGGAGGTGGATATCTATATTTAAGAGAGGCTTATACAGCCGTATCTACTGCATTAGACGCTTGTTTTGATCGTGTTATATATTTAGGGCATTTAAAAGACAAGATGTTGGAAAAGAATGGCAAAGAAGTTTCGGCAAGGGACATTGATTTAACAGGTAAGATTAGAAATATTGCTTGTGCTAATGCTGATGCCATAGGCTATATGTATAGAGAAGGTAATAAAACAATGTTATCTTTTAAAACATCTCAAGATGTTATATGTGGAGCACGCCCAGAACATTTAAGGGATAAAGAAATAACTTTATTAGAATATAATGATGGTAAATTTACCAATCATTGGGATGAAATTTACATAGATTAATAAAAATTTATGTAAAAATACTTGTTTATGTTAGACTTATTAATTATATTTGTAAAAATATTAATTATGAGTTTAATAGGAAACATTGAAATTACCCAAGAACAGAAGGAAATTCTGTTTGGTACATTATTAGGAGACGGAAACCTAAGATATAATGATAGCGGTAAAAGTGTATTTGGCAGAATGAATCATTCTGCCTCACAAGAAGAATATATAAAATATAAACAGAGTAATCTTGCAAATCTAACTAGTAATGTTAAGTCTTATAAGGCTAAAGCTGGATTAAAATATTATGATAGTTTATATTTTACATTTAAATCTAATATACAATTAAACTCTTTATATCATGTTTTTTATGATGTGAATGGTAAAAAACATATTCCGGACGACTTAAGTTTATTAACTCCACGAGCTATGGCTTTTTGGTTTATGGATGATGGTACAGCTTCAAATCCTACTATAAAAATAGCAACTTGTTGTTTTTCTATGTCAGATTTACTTAGATTACAAACATTTCTATCTGAGCAATATGGTATAGATACAGTAATAACAGGAGAAAGAAAGTTGTACTTTAAAGCAAAAACTAAGAAAATTTTTAAAACGTTGGTAGACCCTTATATAATAGAGTCTATGCGTTATAAACTTAAATTTATTAAGTAACAAATAACAATTAAATATGAAGAATGTTTCAATTAAGAAGATCCTTGGTCAATTGGAAGCAGGGGTTTCTAGAGATGAGATTGCAGCAGAATTGGAGTTAAATCCAAGAGAGGCTAAAGTCTTATGGCAACACGATGCCTTAAAGGGTATTAAGAAAAGTAAATACAAAGTTGAACTCAACATTGTAGAAGAAGAGGAAGTAGCAACACCAACTCCTCAAGGGCCAGGTAATAGTCAAATAGTAGATACTTTATAGTCATGATGCCGTGGATAGATCCAAGAGATCCAAGGTATAGAGGGTATATGAATGAGGGAGAAAAACGTTGGCTTGAGCAAAAATATTATGAAGAGCAAAGAGCGGCAGCTATGCGCCAAAATCTAGCTACGAATAGAATAGATCCTTATATAGCAATGATGCCTTCATTATCTGATAACAAAGAGGATTTAACAAAACGCGAATTAATACTATTACTTTAATGGCAAAAAGATCAGATTTAATTACAATGGGTAAAGAGGCAATTGAAGCCTTACAAGCGCCCTTTAAAGTTAGGAAAGATAAGAAAACTTTAGAAGCTTGGCTTATTGACAAGGAGCAGAAGATTGCTGAATTGGAAAATAAAATTCAAGAAGAGAAGTCAGCGAAGGAATTCCAAGTTGACAAGATTTTAAAAGCTATTGATGATTTAGCTATTGAGAGAAGGAAACTTACTCAAGGTGAAGAATTACTAGCAGAATTATTTTAATCATAAAAAAAGAATAAAATGGCCTTTGTAGCAAACGACAGTAACAAACAGTTTTTTAGTGAGACTAAACTTTTCACAGGCGTAAGCCCAATGAAAATTGTTGGGATATGCCCAACTCTTGAAGAACTTAATGAGTTAAAATTCAATTTTGAGAAGGAGCCTGTATACGTTTCTAAAGATGAAACTACTGGTACAGACAAAGTGAGGATTGATGTAGTATTTATGAATGACAAAGTTAAAAGCAAGTCTGCATTCTTTCTAGAGAATAGAGAAAGACAGTCTAAAGCTGGAGACAAGTTCGAGATTATCAACAATTTTGGTCAGTCCACTTGGGCTCCAAGCGTAGGTGATGCCTTAGAAAAAGTTGGTAAGAACGGTAAGAAATGGTTTAGACCTGAAGGAGCTAGGGTAGCATTAGTAGGTGAGGTAGCTCTGATTAGTTTCTTAAGAGATTGGTTGAATGCTAATCCTGAAGATCAAGGTAAAATAGACAGTTATCCTGCTCTATTTGCCGGTAACTTTAAAGAGTTACAAAATTTTGTTAAGATATTAAGTAAAAACACAATATACACACTGTCCACAGTAAGAGAAGGTAAGTACCAAGGAGTCTATAATGGATTCTTTGTAAGAGGTCAATTCACCCTTGAAGGTGCTAAGACCAAATTTAGTAATTACGCAAAAGCACAAAAAGATTCGGGTTATCCTATCAAGGATGCATATAGTTTTGCTTTCCAACCATACACTGGGGGAGTAGTTGAACCTGATGCTGAAACAGCTGTTAAAGAACAGGCTGACGATCTTAAATTTTAAGTAAGAACTTATGGCATTTATTCCTAGAGAACCTCTCACTAAGGAGAAGATTTATGAAAAGATAACCTCTTTTGATATATTCAAATTATATTGCAGTGGTTTTTCTAAAGTGGGAGAAATGTTCAAAAGTGAATTAAGGAAGGACTCTAATCCTTCATGTTGTATTTCTTATATTGATGGGGATCTGTTATATACAGACTTTGGAGATGGGAGTATGCGCGCAATTGATTATGTTATAAGGAAATATTCATTAACATATGGAGAAGCCCTTTATAAAATAAACAAGGATTTTAAACTAGAACTAGGAAGTCCAGTATTATGTGATATAACAGGTTTGCGAATTGCACCTGCTACACATAGTAAGGTAACTTATACTGAAAGGACACCTACTATAATTAAAATTAAAGCACGCGACTTCACAGCGAGAGATGCCACATATTGGAAACAATATGGATGGACTAGGGAGATGTTAGAAAGAGCAAAAATCAAATCACTAGCATGTTACTGGATTGATAATCAAAAGAATGATAATGTTGCCTATCCCATTGGGAAAGATGAACTTTGTTATTCTTATGAATACTATTGGAATAAAGACATTTTCAGACGTAAAATCTATCTTCCTGAGAGTAAGATAAGATTTATAAGTAACGTGGATGATACTATCGTCCAAGGTTATCACCTTCTTCCAAAAGAAGGTGGTGATCTGTTATTTATCACAAGCAGTCTAAAAGATTGCGGGGAGTTTTGGTTGCTAGGATATAATGCAATTGCCCCAAATAATGAAGAAACATTATTTCCAGAGTCTTATATTGAAAAACTTAAGGCTAGGTGGAAAAGAATCATTCTATGGTATGATAATGACTTTACAAAAGAGGATAATCCGGGAATAAAAAATGCAATGAAATTTAGTCAGAAGTACGGATTTGAGTATTTCTACACTCCTGATGGAACAGAGAAAGATCCTTCTGACTTTGTTAAATCATATGGATTGCAAACATTTAAAACACTAATAGATGGCAAACTATGATGAATACAATTCTCACATTAAAGAAGCTAAAAGCAAAAGAACTGCGCAACAAATGGAACAAGCCTCACAGGTAAAAGCCAGGGTCAAAAGATATTATGACCAAAAAGAAAAGTTTGAAAAGACTAAAGAAGTTGTAGCTAGGTTTATTAGCATGAATTAATGGGAAGAAGATACCCTTCAAAAAAGGGGCCTAACACTAGGCGAACTCCAGTTATTAAAAAAGTCAGAAATAAGAAAGTGCGGGGTGCACAAGCGGTCACAGTAGATAATATAAGTTTTAAAAGCAAACTAGAGGTTTTCTGTTACAGGAAACTAAAAGAGAGCGGTATACCTTTTGAATATGAGGTGCACAAATTTGTATTATTTGAAGGATTCAGACCTAATTTTCATAGCTATTTTCCAGATAAACTGGGAGATATGCAATTAGATCTAGGTAAGATACGCGATATGACTTACACCCCAGATTTTGTAGGGTCAAACTGGATAATTGAGACGAAAGGTAAAGCAAATGATGTTTACCCAGTCAAATTGAAGTTTTTTAGAAGATGGTTAGAGGGGAATTCTAAGTACAAAATGTTCTTAGAACCCCATAATCAAAAGCAAATACTTCAATGCATTGAAATAATCAAACAAATTAGTAACAAATAACAAATAAATAAAATGAGAAAAATTAGTTTTAAACTGCTAACTCAAGCACAACTTTTAGTGCTAGAAACCAATGCAAGAACTCTAGGTGAGTTAAAAGCAGAGATCAGTAGAAATTCACAACTACGTGGTAAAATTGCTTTCGGTGAAGTTCAACTTATTGAAAGAGAGACCAAAGCAACATTTGGGGATATTGATGAGGCTATCCTACCTGCTACAGACTGTATCATGTTTGTAGTTCCTAGGAAAACTAAATCAGGAGCAATTCTTACAGAATTAGCTGCTATGAGTTTTGTGGATTTAAAGGCGCATGCTGAAAAATTAATGGACGAAGATGATGATCTTTGCTTTGATCTCGATGTTCCTGCTGCTGATCTTTATGATGCTCTTTTAGATCATTATGAGAGAAACCCAGAGGTTGCTGAAGAGATTAAAGGTCTTGTAGAAGATCTAGTAAAAGTAACTGATATTATCAATATAGTTATTCCTAAGTTGGAGGCTTTAAATATTGAAGAAGTTACAGCTTTAAGAGTAACAACCAATGACCTTCAAAGGGAAATTGAAGCAGTATCAAGTACTGTAAGAAGATCCTAGTAATAATAAAGGGTAGGGAAACCTACCCTTTTTAACTTAAAAATATGATATATTATCCAGATTTTCTTAAGTTTAAAGAATCAGAATTACAAGCACACTTAGAAGAGCACAATAAATTTGTAGCTCCAGGTGGTCTTGTAGTCTACAATAATGAGATAGCTGAAATATATGGAAGAGCAAAGCCGTACTTGTTGATAAAAACTGAAAATAACAATATAATGCAGGTATATACTTCAGATGCCCCTTTGCTTACTATAGACAGGTTTAACCGGCTAAAACTTTATAGAAGAACAAGACAACTACGTGGAAATTATAAATTTATGTGTGCAGTCCTAAAAAGAATAGCACATCAAATTTATGGAGAA